GCTTAGAAAAATAAGGTTAACAAAGTCGTTCAAGAAAAATGATGTAAGGGAAGTGCTTCAGTATATCGTTGATGAATTATATAAGCAGCAAGGTGTAAGGTTTGAACTGTATGACAATATCCCGAAAGTAACCGTGTTTAATTTTTGGATGGATAAGGGTGATGGCATAACGGTTTTGCAGGAATTGGAAGACAGGTATTTGCTGAATAGTTTTTTGACAGAGATAAACGGTAAGAAGGTTTTGTATTGCGGATTAATGTACGGCCTGAAAAAGAAAAGGGTTAAGTACATATTCAACCGCAACACCATTAACCTGAATGACCTGAAATACAACAAACCAAATGACAGGTCTTTTAAAGTAGAGATCAGGCATGTATCCAGTGATGGCAATGAAATCAAGTATGTGTTTGGTGATCCGCATGGTGAAGAACATAAGTTCCTGCGTGAGGATCACATGACCGAAGCAGATATTAAACACTATGCAGCAGGTGTTTTACAGGGTTTGCAGGCAGGTGGTTATAAAGGACACTTTACGGCCTTTCTGATACCGCATATTGAACCGGGTGACATTGCAGAAACAACTGACCCGCAATTTGTAGAACGTGGTGGAAATTATTACACATCAACCGTGACAACAAAATTTGGAAGTGGTGCAAGGCGAGAACCTGAAATAGAAGTAAGAGTATGAGTAAAACAGCTAAAGACCTGGTTAACGTTATTAAAGACCTTATTGGCAACCGCGATGCAATGATGGCCACGGTTACCAGTATTGATAAGGACAACAATACCTGCGAAGTGTCTATAGATGAAAATGAATTAGGCGCGGTAAGGTTACAGGCCATTGTTAAAGCAGATCAGAAAGGTTTCCGGTTGTATCCGGCTGAAGGTAGCAAGGTGATCATTGAAAGAATGAACGAGCGCGGCGACTGGATGGTAACCCTATTCAGTACGATAGAAGAAGTGGTGATAGAAATAGGTGATGCTACATTAAGAATGAATGCAGACGGCCTTGTGATCAGTAAAGGTGATGATGATTTGAAGCATGTATTGAAATTGATTATTCAGGCAGTACAGCAGATGATGATACTGTACGGAAACAATGCTGATTTCGTAAAACTTCAGCAAGCAAGTGATATGACAGATAATATTTTTGGATAATGGCAATGGACAAAGACATATTAGGGCAGGCATTGTATGATGCACGAAGTGTATTCAACGATAAGACAATGGACGAACTGGTGATTACTTACGGATCGTTAGAAGGTGTGAGGCTGGCCATTGCAAAGATTGATGCGGAAGTGATTATTAACCATATAAAAGATCATGCTGAAGGAAAGTACCAGGCAGGAACATTAACAGCCGGTGCAACAGTGGTAACAGGTGTAGGTGTTAATGCAGCAATAAAAATATCGTAATGAAAGATTTGCTTTTGGATGATAGTATGGATTTGAAGATTGCCAATGGTGATTTTGTTATTGACCGTAGCGATGAACAGCAGCAGGAAGTAATACTGTTGGCAACTGAAGGCGATTTTAAGCAGCATCCTGATGTTGGCGTTGGCTTGGAAGGTTTCATACACGATGAAGACATTGAAGGAATGGTTGCAAAGGTAAGGGCGCAATACAGCGCAGATGGCATGACAGTAAACGAAGTTGCTTATATACCGGAAACAGGAAAATTAGATTATGATGCTAAGTATTAAAGTTGATGGTGAAAGTTGTTTATGCGATGTGGCCGTAATGAAGTACGGGAACATCGAAGCATTGTTTGCACTGGTTACTAACAACGGACTTTCATTTGACGCGGTTCCTGATCCTGAAAGCGACATCATTATTCCTTCACTTGCTATTGTTAAAAAGCTGGCAAGGATCAATGAAAGAACAGTTCCTGTATATCCATTCGTTCAGGCGGGTGGTGATCAAGCTTTGATTGATTTGGCCATGCAGGAAACTGGAACATTTGAAACGCTCATGGAAATGGCAAGGCTGAACGGCATAAGCATTACAGATGATCTGCAAGTAAAGGGATCATACCGAAAAACGGATGTGGTTGATGAAAGGATTGTAACCGTTTTTGCAGGAACATTAAAACCTGCCAGCAACGTGCCTGTTGACGAAGACCAACTGCCAACACCACCTGAAGGAATTGATTACTGGATTATCGAAAACACTTTTATAGTTAGCTAATATGGCAAGGTCAGTAACAGAAATATACAACAGCATCATGGCAGAAAAAGCCAATCATGCAGAATTGGATGGACTGGACAGCGTTAGCCGTGTATCCATCTTCAGCCTTATTGCTTTTATCATGGCCGTGTGTATGTGGGCGCATGAAACCCTTTGGGATATAAATAAGAGCGAAGTAACTGTGCTTATCGAAAACCAAACAGTAGGCAAGGAAAAGTGGTACCGTGAAAAGGCATTGGCATTTCAATACGGTCAGGAACTTCCAACTGGTACTGATCAATACGATAACACCGGATTGACCGATGCAGAAATTGAGGCAAAGAAGATCATCAAATACTGTTCAGTTACCGAAGTTGACGGTAAGCTGCGCATTAAAGTGGCCGCACGCTTAAACAATCTTCCATTACAGTTGACTGAAGAACAACTGGCAGCGTTTATAACCTACATGCAAAGGATCAAGTTCGCCGGTGTTAAGCTGATCATTGATTCATTACCGCCTGATGTTCTCAAACTGGTGGTGCAGGTGTGGTATAATCCGCTTGTACTTCGTTCAGATGGTTCGCGCATTGATGGTGCAGCAGCTACACCTGTTAAGGATGGCATTAAAGCTTACCTGAATGCACTTCCCTTTAATGGTGAATATGCAAATACCAGGCTTACTAATTCGCTTGAACAAGTGGATGGTGTTGATTTCCCTGTGATCAAATTAGCACAGGCTAAATACGGTCTGTTTGCTTTCGCAGGTATCAATGAAAAGTATATACCTGATGCAGGTTACCTGACAATATCAGATGAAAACCTGATCATAAACTATGTAGAAAATGTTTAACATCGACTTCAATAAGTTCATTCTGCAACTGCTGCCTTTGATGTTTCGCAGGCCGGTGTGGTATGCTTGGATGAAATCATTGGTTTATCCTGTCAAGGAAATATATAACCAGTTCATCGATTTCAGGGAAGCAAAGAAATATCAGTTAAACCACAATGGTCAGGTCTTCAGTATGGAAGATGTTCTGAATGATCGCTTCGACAATGCAGATCGCAGAATCTATTTAACAGATGGCTTGACCAAAGATAGAATTTATCTATACACAAGGGAAGAAGATAAGTCTGCTTTCCTTCCGAAGTTCATTTACAACCGCGCCGATTATGCAGATAGCGGTGTTGACTTCATTGTTTGGGTACCGAATGCAATTGTTATTACGCTGGAAGAAATGTATGAATTGCGGGCAAAGGTTGATCTGTACCGCATTAATCCTAAACGCTATAAAGTATATCGGGTATGAATAAGATTGATTTTACACAACCGGGCGGTTTTCCGCTGGATCAGCAGACGCTTGATCTTATGCAGGACAATACAAAACTTGCCGCTACTGCTGCCTTGCTTGGTGGCAATCTGTGCATCCTGAAGGGATGCGCCGTTGTTGGTGGCGATGTTTCCAGTGGCGTGGTAGTGATTAACGGTGAAGTATTGCCATTCGTGGCCGGTGTGTTATCTGAAAAGGTGATCATCGTTGAAACATCTAATGACCTGGTGTATGAAGATGGCAGCACCAAAGCTTCAGAAAAAATAAGGTATGCGCAGTTTGGTGATGGTGATTACCTGTGGGCTGACTTCAAGCGTAATGACCCTACCAATGGTTTGCTTGCCCGTGTATCTAAACTTGAAATGATCCTGAAGCCTTTGCTGCCCTATACAGTCGATGGCGATACTATACACGGTTGCAGACTGGAATGGAACCGACCGGCCATAGAAATACCTGCTGGATGGGTTGCTGATGATTCTGTAGAAGTGCAAGGACGTATGCCTGTTGGTTACAAAGAAGGTGATGCGCAGTTTGGTGAAATTGGTGGCACTGGTGGTGCGAAGACACATACGCTGACCGAAGACGAATTACCGGAAATAGACATCGATGTGCCGCAAGGTGATAGTTACAACGGTGCTGGTGCTGGTGGTAGGGCTGGCCGTGGTGCTGACAACCCGAATAATATTGTCATTTCAATCGGTGGTGGTCAGGCTCACAGTATTTTGAACCCTTATCGTGTAGTTCAATACATCATTTTCGTAGGTGTTTAAACAGTAATTAAATGGCAAGTAGAGCGCAATGGAAAATATGGTTTGAGACGGGCAAGAAACCGTTAGGTACACAGTTTGCTAATGTGTTTGATTTGTTATTTAAGAAAGATGAAGATGAACTACCTATAGCCAGTATAACTAACCTGCAAACGGTATTGAATAACAAAGCTGATAAAAGTGTGGTTGATGCGTTGAATAGTCGTACTGTTTTATTAGAGCCGGGAACAACATCATGGTTAGTGCCTGCTGACACAACAATTGAAAAGTTTATTATAAAAGCACCTACACCGATAAATTTTATTTGTGGAACAACTGAAGGCGGCAATGATATTATTGATGAATTCGCGGTAGCTGGTCTAAAGCCTTATTCATTAGATCATCCTTTTGATGTTGCTACAACTATATACTTCGGTGGAATTTCCGGTGATACAATCATTAAAATTTTAAGAGCATGAAAAAAACCATCTTATTCGGATTATTTATTTTCTGTGCATTAGCTTCTAATGCGCAGATCGTTGATGCCAAACAGGTTAAGGTAGCAGACAGTTTAAAACTGAATGGGAAATGGGTGAATGGTATTGCAGTAGACTTTTCCACTTATACTAATTCTAAAGTGCCTACCGTTCTTGCTGTTAAGACTTATACAGATGCGCTTGTTGTTGGCTTAGTGAATGATAGGGGTAATCATAGCGCAAGCGGAAATACATATCCAACTACAGGCGGTTCAGGAACAAGTGGTGCAATCAGAAAAGGTGATCTGTGGTTTATCAGTGTGAAAGGTGTGTTAGGTGGTGATTCTGTCTTTGTTGGTGATCAAATAAGGGCTTTGGTCAATACACCTGGTACAACTTCAAGCAATTGGGCTGTAATGCGTGGCAAGATCGCTTACACACCTGAAAATATTGCGAATAAGAGTATAAATACTTCTTTGGGTACAAGTGATGTGCTATACCCAACACAGAATGCTGTAAAGATTTATGTTGATGGTCTTGTTGCAAATGGCAATACTGCTTATAGTTGGGGTAATCATGCAAGTGCTGGTTATATTACTGCTTCATCCACTAATACGCTTACGAATAAGACGTGGAATGGTGTGGCAATAGCTGATGCCTATATTGCATCAGCGGCTACATGGAGCGCAAAACAAAGTGCTTTAAGTGGAACAGGTTTTGTGAAAATATCAGGAACTACTATTAGTTATGATAATAACACCTACTATAAAAGTGGTGACAATGTTAGTTTAGGAACAATTGATGCAGGTCTTTCATCTTTTTCTGCAAGTGGTACTACACAGGTGGTTTTGAATAAGTTAGTTTCCGGTTCTATTGTTGGAAGTGTTTCCTTAAATACAAATTCGGGGGGAGGACTGCAAATAAATACAACTTCCGGAAAAGAGTGGATACTCCAAAGTAACGGACAGCTAACATATCGTGGCTTGCCACACATGACATCATCAGCAACTGCATTTGCCGTTTTCGATATAGCTAATGATTATGTTTCAGCTTATAGAACTGCGTCTGAATTTAGAACAGATATTGGTGCTTACGCATCGAGCAATCCTTCTGGCTACTTATCGTCAATTGATACGAGCAATATTTCAAGTTTCTCTTATAAAGTAAGGACGAGATTTTCCGCAACTGGGCCTTTAGCGATTAGTAATGGTGGTGTTATTTCAATGCCTGCTGCATACGCCGAAGGGGATGGTTACATTACACAGGGTGATTGGAATACCTTTAATAACAAAGAACCTGCCCAATATGGAACAGGATTTGTAAAAAAATCTGGCTATACTACCAGCTACGACAATAAT